TTAAGAAGAAGATCGAAGAAGAACACGGGCGCAAGCTCACCAATAGACAGATGACTTTTGCACAGAAGATTGTCGAAGGCATCTATTCCAACGCTGAGTGCGCCCGAAAGGCGGGATATTCCCCCGATGTCGCCTACAACACCGCGTCAAAACTTCTGAACGGTCGGGATTACCCGCACGTTTTGGAATACATCACCGAGCTTCGACAGGAACGAGAGCGCCGCTATGGTGTGACCACCATTGGTCAGCTTGAGAGGCTGCACCAACTGTCTCTTGGAGCGGAGGATGCCGGACAGTTTTCGGCTGCTATCAACGCGGAGAAGATACGCTCTGCCCTTGGTGGTTTGACCATCGACAGGCGGGAGACAATCAACACCATGGATCAGCTTTCTCGGGACGAGATTACCACCCGACTTGTTGCATTACAGAAGCAATATCCCCAAGCCTTCCAGATCGAAGGAACATACAAGGATGTGACCAATGAGCAAGGGACCGGAGGCGAACTTCTGGACGCAATTGAGGCAGAACCTGCCGAAGAAGTGCTTCGCAACAAGGATTGAAAACAAGCATGGAGGGGGTGTTCCCGATGTGCATTTAGTTTGGGATGGGTTGTCGTTTTGGTGTGAATTAAAAATAGCCAAGACTAACCAAGCGAACATCTCTCCTCACCAGATCGCGTGGAATGCTGCATATTGGGCGAGAGGTGGGGCAAATTTCTTCTTGGTAAAGAGGGCCCTTCACCGTGATATACTTTTGTTTGACGGTGATCAGGGGGCCTTGCTTGCTAGTGGCGGCATCTCTGCGGCCCAAGGATCGAGGTTCGCGGACCCTGCGTCTTTGTTCTGCGCCCTGCGGCCTCGCTTGGAGCTTATATACTCTGCGGCCCTGCGCCCTGCGTCTTAGCTCTGCGGCCCTGCGGCCCTGTATTTTGGGGGAGTTTCCCCCGATGACAGTAGAAGGACCAAGAGCCGTGGCCCTTGGTCCTATTGTTTAACGCTCCGGCATGAATGCTTCAAGCACGGCCCACGGAGCCTGGTTTAATAACTCTTCCAGTGGTGCAGTGTCTTCCGCTGCGAGATCATTTCTAATTTGCGTAATAATGTCTGCGATCAGTTGTTCTTTTTCTGTAAGTGTGTTCATTTTTAATGCTCCACGATTGCGATTGATTTGCCTTTGCTCGATCCCTTGCAAAGTTTACAGGCTGTGCATTGTACGCGCCGCCCTGCTTCTTTTGATGCAGGGCAAAGGGCTTCGTTGTTGCGGTCCAAGTGGCCTAGTTCTGCGATCACTCGGAACGTGCGCCGCCCTGCCTTCCAATGCAACACGGCGCTGTGGTAGTCGTCCGCGCTTTGCATCGCGATATCTGGACGCCACCCGCTCTGATGTGAGTATGCGGTGAACGTGTCCGCCTCTGAAAGTAATTCTTCCCAAACGTGGGCGGGCACCGCTGCGGGGTCGCCGTATGTGCCGACTCGGACAAAGCGCCCGCGCCCTATGGTCGCCGGATCCGCGGGTTGATACACGCCGCGCAAGTATGATTTGAAAACGATTAAGACGCCTTGGCCTAGGTTGACATAACAGCGCCGCCCCTTGGCTTGCTTGCGGGCGGGGTCGGTCGTGACTTCGCCGCGCATGGTGCAATCGCCGCAAATAGAATAGTCTTCGCCCGTTTTGCTAGCTTCAAGCGGGTTGATATCTGAGCGCAAGATATAGGTTTGCACGACCGCGCCCGTTTTTGTGTTACGATTTGAGAAAGTCGCGATGACGACGATTGGCTTGCCATCCAAGAGGCTTGGCCCATTGTAGATGATTCCGGATTTCATGGTTTGGGTTCCTTTGTGTAATGGTTAACGAGTAAAGAATAGCAGAGCAACAACCATTCAACAAGTAAAAAGTTATATAAACTCTGCGGCCCTGCGGCCCTGCGGCCCTGCGGCCCTGTCTTTTCTTTTATATATCGCCAGGGCGGGGCGCGTGGTGCCGGATCCCTGGCGCGTGGTGCTGGGCTCGAGCGCAGCGGGCCAATGAAAAGGGCCCCGAAGGGCCCCGATCTTTATTGTTTCTCGAGAATTCTTTCGAAGCTGCGATGGGCCTCTTCGACCGCGGATCGCTGGAGTTTCTTTAGCTCGGAGACCAGCGCCTTGACGCGGTAGGAATTGCTAGCGGCCTCTTCTGGTTTATCAAGCTCGACAATCAAGTTTTGAACCTGGTCAAGTTCGATTGTCATGGTGATCTTGAGCGACCCTTCACTAACGTATGATTTTTCCATGTTCTGTTTTCCTTTCTAATGATTAAGAACACCCTATCAATACCAGGTATTCAACAACCAGTCAACAACTAATCTTCAAGAAATCTCTGCGGCCCAGCTGCCCTGCGGCTTGACAAAAAACCCTGCGGGCTTGCACCCGCAGGGTTCTCAGAAAGGAAGCCCGTAACCCTGGGCCAGGGAACTTGAGTATAGCCTGGGCGGCGAAGCCGTTATATAGCGCAGCGCCCAGGCGGTGGTTGTTATGGTGTGATTAGTAGAAGGATGAACAGCATTGCAAACAATGCAATGCCGCCCAGTACATCATCGAGCACCGTGGTCTGACGACCACGGCACCATTTGATTAGAGTTTCGATAGCGTGATACATCAGTAGATCCACTCATCCGGATACTCGAGCATCCCTTGGACTGCCTCGGCATGTGCTGCCATGTCTGGGTCTACCATGGCACTTGAGCACTTGAGGTCGGTGTTAGACCAGGCATTGCATCCCAGGTTCCGGAACCGCTCGGTTGCAGCTTTGTAATCGTGGTTATCCATATCATGCAGTTCGTCCATGTCCCATGGCTCTCCGCAGTGTCTGCAATAGATATCTGGCATTGTGTATTCCTTTCTAATTGAACAGGTTGATTGTAGCCCAGTTGTTGCTGGGCTACAAGTGTTTTATTCGTCGTTTGCCACTTTGCAGGCATAGTTCCAAGTCATCATCGCAGCTGTCATCAAGTGAACTCGATCCTCTTTGGGATGACGATTGATCCATTCCTCAATTACGTCGAACGACTCGGGAGTGTTGAAAAGCCCGTGAGGCTTGATTGTTTTAGTTTTGTGTCCTAGTTGCATTGTCTTTCCTTTCTGGTTGAGTGGTGCGGGGCCGAAGCCCCGCGGTTGATTAAGCGATTGTGAACTTCTTGACCGATGTCTCTTTGGCGTATTTCTGCCAGACTGTCGGGCGGTTCTCTTTCCACCATGCCAGCGATGGGGCGCTCTGGCGGATTGTGTAGGTCCACATTGCCCAGCCATTGTTTACCGCTTCGAGGCGCAGCGCGTCGCGCTCTTTGGTGGCGGCTTTGATCTGGGCCTCAAGTTCAGCGATCTGGCCTAGTGTTTCTTGCTTAGTCATGGTCTTTCCTTTCTGATTAAGATGGTCGCTTTGTGCTTCCATAACTAAAGTTATGGGGCTTGTGATGTTGAATGTCAACAACCAAACAACAATTAATTTGCCCCAAATGCAATTAATTTACGCCGCAGCGCAGCACGTTTCCCGCGCCGCGGCGCTCGGCCCGCGCTTCCCGCGCACCGCGCGGGGGTAACTGGCGCGGATCCCCGCGCACCTTGTGCCCCCGTCGAGGGGGCACCCCCCTATATAGAGGGTGCGTAGCACACAATCTGTCCTATAATATTGGTATTCTAGATTCATTCGGGGGTAATTCCATTGGGCAACAACCAAACAACAAGTAGGTTCCCAGGGCCCAGAAATTATGCGCACTTTATTTTCATTTGGGTTTGGGGTATCGTGGGCCCAGGACCTTGGACCACGGAGCTTAGTGCTATGTCAGAGAACAACAACTACCGTCGGATAGCTACGCAGATGGCGGATCGTTATGGTGTTGATCCGGAGCTTTACAGTCGTTTGATTGCGAAGGAGAGCGGCTGGGATCCGAGTGCTCGAGGCAAGGCAGGCGAGCTTGGTTTATCTCAGATTATGTTAGAGACGGGTGCGAAGCCTGGTCTGGGTGTTACGCCTATTCAGGACCGTGCTGATCCTGTTGAGAACTTACGTTTTGGTGCTGAGTATCTTGGTGCTTTGATTGAGGAGTTTGGCGGGGATTATACGAAGGCTTTGCAGGCTTATAACGGTGGTTTAGGGAATGTGCAGAAGGGCACGGTTTCGGATGCTGCTCGGAGTTATGCTTCGTCTTTGTTGGGCGGCAAGGATGTTAAGGGTTCTCCTATGCGCCCTGAGTCTCGGCCCTCGGGCCTTGTTCCGCAGGCTGAGGACAAGGCTGGTGCGGCTGCGATTGAGAAGGCATTGCGTGATTTGTTTGCGGAGGCTGGTGCTCCGAAGGCTCCGGTTGGTCGTCCTCCTAGTGGTCGGTATGGGTCGAGCAGTCGGATGAGTCCGTTGAGTGGGACTGGGATTCCAGGTTTAGGGAACATCAAGCGGTATTCTACGCCTGGTGGTATTGAGAGTTTGTACAAGCGATGAAGGATTTGGTTGCCGAAACGGTTACGTTTGAGTTGGTTCGGGATTTTCGTCCTGAAGTTGTTCGTGCTGTTTTGCAGTTAGGTAAGAAGGCTCATGAGGAGAGTGCTCATCGGCACTTGGCCCTTGATCCTGGGTATTTGTTGGACAACGCGGAGCGTTACACGCACCTTGACAGGCATGCTTTTTGGTTAGCTTGGGAGGATGGCGAGGCTGTTGGGGTATTTGCTGGGAAGGCGAATCCTTATTTCTTCAGTCGTGACTTGGTTGCAGGCGACAGTTTGTGGTATGTAGTACCTGAGAAGCGAGGTTCGCGGGTCGGGCTTCAGTTATTGGGTTTGTTTGAGCAGTGGGCGGAAGATTTGGGTGTTGTTGACATACGGATTGGTCAGACCTCGAAACTTGATCCACGGGTCTTTAATGGGATATTGAGTGGTAGGGGCTACGATTGCGTTGGTTCTTACTTTGTGAGGAAGGTCTAAGATGAGCAATAGTTTATACAACCCGTTTTTGTTTTCGGCGTTTCTTGATCGGCGGACCTTTAAGGAAGACGATCCAGGTCCGAGCAATAACGATAACGACGACAAGCCTGCTGTACAAACCAACCAAGACCGGATTAACGAAATCCATGCTGCGAGTGACAACCCTTGGGAGACCCACGGCGCAGAATTGAATTCTTTGGTTAATGACCGGAGCGGAACTTACAGCGGTGGATCGACTACTACGACAGCGGCTTCCTCGAACGATAACGATAACCAGCCTGCTTTGTCTGCGTCGGCCCAATCCAAAGTTGGGAATGTGGCGCAGGATGATAATGGAGACTGGTACGCGACTGTTCAGATAGAGGGCACGAACGCTCTTGGTCGGGATTACAGCATTGATCCGAAGGACAACAGCCAGGGTCCGACGTTTGGGTATAACGTATCAGAAAACATAGAGACACTTTTTCCTGACGAGGTTGAGGCTTCGGGTGGATCTGCGGATTACACTGGCAGTATAAAGGATACGTTTAAAGACACGGACGTAGATTCTACTGGTTTTGACGCTTCTACGGGGACGTACACTTATGAGGCTGCGGAACCTGA